GAGATCCACACGCCTCTCAAATAGAGAAGGGTAACCTTTAATACCCTCCACTGCCGGATGGATAGCTCGAACTATACGCGTACTATGCATAGTTATCCTCTTCATCTCGCCTTTCAGTTCGCGACGTAGATATACGGATGGAAACAAACCCTCAGCATCTGGTTTAGGGGGTAAGAAAGAACGCAAGTCGCACATAGGTCTAAAATTTGGGGTATAAATTATTGCCAAATCTTTTGTTGGATGTCTATACACTTGACTCTGCTTCATCTTGATATCCCTGACATTTGATGTGCATCCTTCTTTACTATCAAAAATGTCCATGGTAAACTCCTCATTTACCGGTACCGTATGAGCCGATGTCAAAATGTATTGACTACAAATTCCCAAACCCTGACCTGGAAATTGATAATCCACACCAGCCCAATGAAACTTACACATCAAGCGCAATGTCTGCTTCCCAATCTTCTGCATGACGCCCTCGGCATTGGCACCGGAACTACATCTAGTCTCCCGGGATACCTCCAATTTCTGAGTCGGATACTCAGCTGCATACCACACATCTGGTCTCTCAAACTCACGGGGCTTGGGGGGAGCCATCCCTCCCTCCACATGCATCTTCTCCTTAGAGAAAGCACCAGCCAAGGTAGCAAGAAGTAAACCTCCTGCGCACATAGAAGCAACAGCCATAAGAACTCGTGGCACCGTAACTAGGCGAGCAGCTCTGTTTCCAAACTCACGCCACCATTCTAGTGTGTTGTAACCATCTCCAACAGCTCTAATAAAGTCCGCTGATTCTCGCTGACCGGCGTTTGTAATAACACCATTTATCAGATCCCCTGTATGTGAAAGTCTTACATATCTGGCTCGCAAATCTTGTATAAAGTCTCTAGCTGAGGGGACACACTTCTTGTAAAGCACATATGAACCATACATAGCCAATCCTGATACAACCAGTTGCGCTATGGGAAGAGTTGGGGACCACCTAACTAACAGTACTCCTTTCGCCTCATCTGCTAGAGTGTAACATGTGGGGAAATTAGAAGCTACCTCCATGATGGTACCTTGCACCTCCATGCCCTGTTCATCCAACTCAACATCATACACTCCTTCCATGCCTTCAACATGCTCTCCCATAGCTTCGGAAATTATCACATCCCAAGGGGGTTCATTTTGAACAGGCACCTTCGTTCTCGACATCCAGTTTTGGACCCTAGAAGCTAAATGTGGTAAAGAAAATCCAGATCCTACGTGTTGCCGAGCCGAAACTTGAGCAACAACTGCCTTATCCAAACACTCCTTATCACAAGAGCAATATTTGGTAGGGAGACGACACCCATCACACAATATTGAGGGTGGTTTCGGTCTTGGACCCGCTAAAACGATCGGAGGT